TCAGAACGGGTCGACCCTCGGCGAGACGGTACCGGGGAGCCACGACGGACCGGCGTGTCGAAGCTCGTGGGCGACGGACACGGCGAGCTCGGTCGGATCGATGTACGGCTCGCCGGTCGCGGGGTCGATCACGAGCCGCGCCAGGGCGGAAGAGGTGAGGACGTCGAGAAGCGCGTCCCGAAGGTCGTCCTCCGCGGGGCGCGAGGTGACGTGGCCCGGCCCGGGCGCGGCGTGAGCACCGACTGGGATCGTGTTCGCGGCCGCGACGAGGCCGACGGCGGCGCCGACATAGGCGTAGATGGACAGCGCGCTCGCAACCCAGATCGCGTCCGTCGCGATGTCGATCGAGCCGAGGACGATGCCGAGGACGGCGTAGACGATATAGAGAGGCTGGCGCACGCCAGCCGGGAGGATGTCGATGAGCACGGGATCTCCACGTTTCTGGTCGGATGGACGATGCTCTGAACCGGGTGGTCCGAGGATCAGATGCCGTCGGGGCGTGGCGGCGGCGGGGGTGGCTTGCCGGCCCAGATGTGGGCTTCGAGAGCGTCGATGAAGTCGCCGAGCTGGCGGATCAGCACGGCATCGTCGCGTCGCCGGGCCTCGAGGCTGTCGACCCGGGTCTCCAGGGCCGTGATCCTGGCGTGGTCGGTCTTGCGGACCTCCAGCGCGAGCACGGCGGCCTGGGAGCGGCGGGACGCCGTGGCGGCGATGACGGCGGCGACGATCATGCCGGCCGTCGACACGCACGCCACGACGATCGAGACCAGCACGGGTCAGCCCACATCTGGCTTCGCGGGGATGCCGAGGGCGACGATCGTGTACGGGCCGACGACGCGGTCCGGTCTCGGGCCGAAGTGTGTCGGGTTCGCCTTCTGCGCCTGGTAGACGGCGCGATCCGTTGCGGAGGCGTAGTCCCCGTCGACGAGGAGCTGTGGTCTCACTGCCTTCCACCGGTTGAGGGCGGTCTGGAGCTGGCGGACCCACGCGCGCCAGCGCTGCGACTTCGGCCCGTCGATGCCGTCCTCGACCAGACCCGCGCGTCCCCATCGGTTCTGGCGCTGCTGCCACGCGAGGTGTTGGGCTTCGTCTGCCGACGTCGTCGGGAGCGACGTCGTGGGAGCCGACGGAGTCGGCGTGCCAGGTGGGACGTACGGCGCCGAGCCGGGAGTGACGCCGAAGGCGCGGAAGTCGATCTCGGGGTCGCGTGTCCTGCCGTGTGCGTTCCACACCTCGAAGTGCAGGTGGTAGCCGGTCGTGATCCCCGACAGGTCGGTGACGCCCGAGCGGTCGCCGACATCGACCGTGTCGCCGACCCTGAGCCCGGCGTCGACCGTGACGTGACCGTAGAGCTGGCGCTCCCCGTCCGGGTTGCGGACGACGATGCCGTTCCCGGACCGGCCCGGTGCGAGCACCGGGCCGGTCGACGCAGGCTGACCGGGGCGACGTCCCCGGACGATCCGCTCGACGGTGCCGGCGAATGCTGCGCGGACGACGCGGGGGAGACCGCCCCCGGCGATGTCGAGCCCGGCGTGGAAGCCACCCGACCGCGAGCCGTAGCGACTCGAGACGTGTCCCTGGGCGGGGCTGGTCATGCGAGGTGCTGCCATGGTGGTCCCTCCCAGGGTCGCGGCGAATGCGGTGAGTGCCGTCGGGGCGACCCGGATCTCGACGTGCATCTCGTCGAGCTCGGACGGCGGCCAGTCCCCGCCCCACCGCAGGACGGGGTAGCGGACCAGGAGTGCGCGGATCGCCGCCCTCTGGGCCGCGGTGTAGGTCGAGCGGAACTCGGGGTGGCGGGAGGCGTTGATGTCGATCGCCGTCCCCGAGGCGTGGTTGGACCAGCGGGTCGAGCCGTGCTGGCGACGTGGCGCATACCCCCACGAGTCGGCCGTCACGATCGGCTCGACCTCGCGCGCGAAGTCCTCGCAGAACGCGGTCAGCACGGCCGCGACGTCGCCGGCGCGGACGTTCCCTCGGCCGGCGACCGCACCGAGGGTCCCCAGCGCGGGGTCGCCGTAGTCGGGAACGACGGCCCACCCGTTGGGCGTCGTGACGGTCATATCAGCTCGTCCCCGTGCGTGCTCGTCGTGCCGCCGCCCGGGGGACGGAACCGGATCGGTGGGATCACGGTGCCTCCTCGGACATGGCGGGGCCCCCGCGCCGGATGACGCGGGGGCCGGAGGTCAGTCGCGGACGGCGTAGGTGATGATGAACGGCATCCAGGTGGTGGTGGACGCAGTCCCGGTGTAGCGGGTGGCCGCCAGCGCGCCGATGGATGTGATCGTCAGGTTCCATGTGTTCAAGCCGGAGCCCTGGCACACGACGACGTAGTCCGCTGGCGGGCAGGAGGCAGCGGGGATCACGCCTGAGTTGACGATTGTCGAGCCGCTGGTCGTCGATACGGCGGACGCAACTGCTGCGGTGTTGGGCGAGATCATCCCAGAGATGGTCACCGTGTTGCCGTCTCGCACGATGTTCGGCTGCTGCGGCAGGCCGGACGAGGAGTACACCTTGAAGTTCGCGGTGCCCGACGTGGTGGCCCAGGCGAGGGCGGTCGGAGAGATCGGATCCCTGGCGCGGATCGAGCGCCAGGCGGAGCCGTTGGTGGTGACCTCGAGCTCGCGCCCAGTGCCGGCATCCGCGCGATGGACGTACAGTGGCCGGCCCGGCGTCGGAGTCCACCCGAGGCCGGTGACGAGGGCTGCCCTGGCCGTGGTGTTCGGAACGGGAACGACCGTCGCCCCACCGAGGCTGGATGCCAGATTGCGCATGTCGCCGGATGGATCGAAGGTGTCGGAGTCGAGTGGGACCCGCAGGTTGATGTCGTTGAGGGCCATGGGGTTGTTCTCCTTAGGTGGTCTTAGGTGGTCCAGGCAAGTGACAGGGCCCCGGACCGGGGGTCGTTGGAGATGCCGACGACCCCCAGGTAGGGGGCGCCGGAGATGCCGATCCCGCCACCGCCGTCGACGATCGACTGCCCCCAGGCAGCGGGGACCTCGAGCCACCCGCCGCTCCACTGGTCGATCGGCGCAATGGTGACGGAGTGGGGCCCGGCGACGCGGGTGACGTCGCCGGAGGGGCGGGTGCCGCTGGTGTGCCGGTAGAGGTTGATCGCGAGCGGGGCGTTGTAGGAACCGACGCGAACGCGGGCCGGAACGTACACCCGGGCCCGCGTGATCGTCTTCCCGCGGAGCGCGGTGGGTCTGGAGCCGTAGAACCAGGCTCCCGTCGACGGCGCCTCCGACGAGTAGCGCCACTGGCGCACGCTGTCGCCGTAGCGTCGCCAGCCGGACGCGGTGCCGTAGGTCGAGGACTCGACCGCCGCGAACTCGTTCTCCCCCGTTCGGGGCGGAGGTGGAGGCGGTGGTGGCGGTGCCGATCCAGACCCGTCGGACTCCGCCTCCGAGGATGCGGCCGCGGCGAGCGGCCAGATCCACGGTGTCGCACCCGCCCAGTCGAGCCGGACGAGAGAGCCCGTCGACGGAGGTGTCCCGACGTAGCGGCATCGCAGCGCGCCCGTGGCGGTGGTGACCGGCACGAGGCCCTCGAGCGCGGCTCCCGTGATCGTGCCGGTGAGCGGACGTGCTCCGACGTGCGCGTGACCGAGCACGTAGGCCGAACCGGCGCGGACGATGACGACGACGGAGTCCCCCGCGGTCGGGATGTAGGCCCCGAGCCACAGCGGATCCAGCTGGACGCCGGCGACGTTGACCGCCAGGGTCGAGTCCTCGCGCGCCTGAACGGTTCCGAGGGTCAGGTCCCACGGCACCTGTGCCGGGCTACCCATGGAGGGCTACCCGGTGCGCGATGGTCTCCAGCCGGTCGCTCGGGACGGCCACGACCAGGGACATGTGCTTGCTCGGGGTGGCACCGCCCCCGGAGATGGACGACGCGGAGATGCCGACGACGCGACCGGAGAGCGACTCGTCGCTCCCGACGGTCGGCGCGACGACGCCCACCCAGTCGTGGATCTGGATGCCAGGATGGAAGAGACACTCGACGTCGATCTCGACCTCACCCTGGGTCTGCCGGCTGGTCAGAAGCGCCTCCGCATCGGCGGCGGCGCCGGCCTGGGAGGTCGCCGCTGACTGGTGGAAGAGGGGCTGTGGTCCGAACGGGCCGTCCCAGGCCAGGGGACCGGTGGAGATCCGCGCCCGCCCGACGATCTGGGAGCGCGTGCCACCGGAGCTGATCTCGGCTCGCGACGTGACGCCGTTGTAGACGTCCCTGTCGGACAGGGAGGTCTCGATCCCGATGAGCGCCCCCTCGTCGCCGCCCTCGATGGTCCAGACGGGGTCCATGACCGTCGGCACGATCTGGAGGGATCCGTCCGGTCCCATCCGTTGGGCCGCGTCGAGCTGGACGAGGTGGTCACGCACCGCGTCCAGGCGGCCGTCGTCGTACACCAACCCGGACGGGCACGGCTTGTCCGCGACGCCCTGGACGTCGACGCTCATCCCGATGAGGTTCATGAGACGGCGCACCTCCCCGAGACGCGACGTGCTCGACGGCACGTCCGCGTCGAGACGGCACCGATCGGCCGTGCACTGAGGGTCGGAGTCGGCCGTGAGGCGGACCTGTCCGCCGCCGTGGATCCGCCGGATCCCGTCCTTGGCGACGAGCCACTGCGTCCGCGGGTCCGCCTTGCGGAGCCGAAAGACTCCCCAGGGCACGCGAAGGCCGGTGCTACCGCTCACCCAGGCGACGGAGACCCGTGAGCCGAACGGCGCCAGGGTGTCCGATAGGCCCCACGGCGTGAGGAGGCCGTCCTGGTCGTCGACCGTGAGGGTCAGCTGGTCGGGGATCGCCCGATCCGCCGACGAGATGGCCCACGAGACGACGTCGAGTCGGAGAGGGGGACTCGAACCGCGCCAGGCGATGACCTCCAGACCGTCACCCCGGCTGGTGCCGATGACCTCGGCCGCCAGGTCTTCCCACACGTCAACGGGTACACGCACGAACACCACCACCTAAGAGAGAACGAGAGAGCCGACGACCAGAGCGTTCGGTCACGGCTCGGGGGTGCGCAGCCAGTCGATGTACGACTCGCCGGGCCTGGCGGACCTCACGTCCGCATAGGAGGTCGGCCACATCTCCCGCACCTGCTGATACGTCCAGAACGGAACACTGATGCTCATGTTCATGGGCCGTGTCTGATGAACGGTGAGCCGCCAGTCGGCCAGCGCTCCAACGACCCCGCCCACGACCGGGAGGACGTCCACGTCGGGAGCGGTCACGTGTGCCACCGCGTCCAGCCCGAGCACAGGCGGCAGGCCGCGAAGCACGATCTGGGTGCCGGAGGAGATCAGGGCGCGCATCGCGTTCACGAGCTCGCCCTGCGCCGAGGCCGTGGCACGCAGGTGGAGACGCATGTCCGCCGGGGCGAGCCGTGGCCCGAGCGCCGCGACCGGATAGACCGAGTCCTGCACGGTCACCATGTCGACGACCTGCCGTCGTGACTGCTCGCCCAGTGACGGTGACAGCAGCGTCAGACCCCCCTCTCCGCGGTGACAGAGCACCGGGACCGCGCCGCGCGGGTCGAGCGGGTCCTGCACCCACGCGACGTCGGATGGCACCGTGACCGGCTCCGCCGTCGTCGTGATCTCGTTGACCGTCACCCGGTAGATGGCCGGCACGTTGAGCGGCGCCACGTGATCGCGCACGTAGGTGGAGCCCACCACGGTCGTCGAGCGAGCCCGCACGCGTCGCCACGACGTACCTCCGTCCCAGGACACCTCGAACCGGGCTGGTCCCGTGCCGGCGCCCGTGAGAGTCAGGCCCACCATCGGCGGCGGACCGTCGAGAACCTCGGCTACCAGCGTCGTCACCACATCGGCCCCCTCGTCTGGAACTCGCTCCCCTGCGATCTCGCGGCACCCGCGAGGTTCGACTGGGAGATGTCTGCTGCTGCTGTTGTCGATACGCGCGCGAACTCCGAGACGGCGTCCAGCACGATCTGTCGCACCGCCGAGAGGTCGGCCGTCGGTGTCGTGTTGACGTACACCTGCGGGGAGACCCGAGGCGTGAGGTACCGGGGCTCGATGCTCCCGCCCCCGGCTCGGTAGCTGACCCGTCCGGTGAGCGCTGCGCGGCGCAGCCGCAGCATCTCCACGTGCCCTCCGACGGCGGCCGTCTCGCGTGCCGTCCATACGTGCTCTCCGTTGGAGAGCTGGTAGCGGGACCCGAACGGACCGGTTGCCGGAACGCTGTCGCTCGTACCGGTGCCAGGCCCGTGGACGGGGCCGCCCGCTGCGCGATACGTCACGGGTCCGCCCTCGCGAAGCCCGAAGAATCCCGGGATGAAGGCCGAGACGGCCACCCTCCGTGCACGGGTGAGCACGGAGATCTTCTCCTCGGCATCCGACGTCGACGCGGACACCTGGATCGAGGCGCGACGTTCGTTCGTCGTGCCGACGAAGTTCGTGACCGTCGTCTCCGCGCCGCCGGTCCCGGCGTCGACCTGCACCTCCGAGCGGGAACCGTCCGCCCACGTGATGAAGGCACTGACGCTGCCCGTCGCCTCGTCGGTGGAGGCACCGATCCTGGCGCTGGGGTCGAGGCTCTGGACCCAGCTCGTGAATGCGTCCACCGTGACGGTGGCCTCTCCGGTGTCGGCATCGCACACGATGATCGGCTCCGTCGACTGTGCCCACGCGAGGAACTCCTCGGCGATCGTGCGGGCTGGTCCAGTGCTCGACAGGATCGGCACGACGACATTCGCGTCGCCGGCATAGGCGAGCATCTCGTCGAGCGTGAGCGTGGCCGGCGTCGTGTCGGCGTCGACCTGAGTCGTCGTGGTGGTGTCGAGGAGCTGCTCCTCGAGCTCGCGCACCTTCTCCTCCGCAAGCGCGGTGCGTGCCAGGACGTCGATGGTCGGCGGCGTCTCTCCGACGAGATCCGTCGCGAGGTTCTTGCCGTCGAACGCCCTGATCATCTCCTGACGCCACTCCGGTGTGCCATCGACCCAGGCCTGGAGCATCGGCATTCCATCGGCCCCCTTGGCGACCAGGTCCTGGATCATCGCAAGCGCCGACTCCTGAACCTCAGCCGGCATCCCGCGCACCTGGGTCATCGCCGTCTGGTAGTTGCTCGCCCAGTTCTCGGTGGCCCGCTGCTGCTCCTGCATCTGAGCAAGCCAGTCGTCGTGCGAGACGGTCGTTCCGTTGTAGAAGTCCATCCACGACTTCAGGCTCGCGTCGTTCGCCGCGACCCCTTCATTGGCGCGATCCGCGTCGCTCTGCGCGATCTCCTTGTTCTTCTCGATCACGGCGTCGTAGGCGCTGCTGATCGTCCCGAACGTGTTGCCCGCGCCTTGGGCCGTCTCCAGCCACGCCTGCGCGAACCGCTTGGCCTCCTCGGCGGCTTCCTGCTGGGCCTTGGTCAGAGCGGATGTGGAGCCGGCCGCGCCGTCGGCGGCATCTGCGTACGATCGCTGCTCGTTCTCGACCCCCACCAGATGTGCTTGGTACTGGGGGAACAGCTGGTTGAGGTCGTCCACGGACACCCCCATGCGATCGGCGGCCTGCTTGAGCAGTTCCCACTGGAGAGCCGCCCCCTCGGCGTCTCCTCCTTCAGCCATCCCCGTGATCGCGAGGTCCAGAGCCTCGAATGAGCTGGTCGCCGCCCTTAGCTCGGGCGAATCGATCCCCGGAACCCATGACAGCGCGTCTCGAATGGACTCCAGGGCGGTTCTGTTTCCGGCGACCCTACGGAACGCGTCATCAAGGCCGTGAAGGCCGCTGGAGACGTTCAGGAGCCCCCTCACCATGCCTTGGCTCGAGGAGCTCTTCGAGACCGTGAAGAACCTGTCCAGCGAGTCGGTCGATGCGTAGGAGGCATCACGGATGTCGAGGAGTGCGGAGGTCACTTCTTCCGTTGAGAACGTCTCCAGCTTGGTACGCGAGAGCTGGTCGACGGTGATCAAGGCCGCCACGATCGCCGCACTCGCGAGAGCCATGGGTGAGACCAGTGCGGACGCGGCAGTCCCAACTCGCCGGAGACCTCCTTGTGCGAGAGACCCGAACCGACCCATCTTGCCTAGTCCCTCCCAGACGTCTACCAGTCGCGGTACGAGAGTGAGGAACCCCCCGCTGACCAGTGACGTCGCCCCGATCAGACCAGTGAGCACAACCGTCGTTCCCTTGACCGGGTCTGGCAGCGCCTGGAAGTTCCGCATGAGATCGGCGGCACCATTGGCGAGGCCCACGAGGATGCCGCCACCGTCGGTGCCGACCAGTGGCTGCGCAAGCTCGGAAGTCAGATCGCTCCAGGCGCTCTTGACCCGCTCGAACGCGCCGGCGAAGGTGCTCTTGACGTCGCTCGCAGCCCCGCCGTACCGGCTCTGCATACCTGCGGCGAGTGCGTCGAGGGCGGTACCGGCATCGAGCGTGCCGGCCGTGATCTCCTCGCGGATCTGTGTCCCGGTCCGACCGAGCTGCGAGCCGATCAGCTCCGCGGCGTCGACGCCGTGCTGACCGAACTGGGTCAGATCGCCGGCCGTGATCCTCGACGCCGCGGAGATCTGCGACATGATCGACGAGATGTCGGTGATCTGCTGGTTGGACCCGCCCATCGCGGCGACGGCGTTCTGGACGGCGTCCAGGTAGGGGAGCACCTTCTGCGTGGCGACGCCGAAGCCGAGCATCTGCTGCTGCGCCGTGACGAACGTCTTCTTCGCGAAGGGAGAGTTCCGCGCGAAGTCGTCCAGCCTGCCCATCTGCGCGGCGGCCGCCTCCGCGGAGCCGAGGAGGGTCGTCAACGCGGTGCGAGAGGTCTGCTGCAGCGTGTTGTAGGCGATGCCGGCCTTCGCCGCGGACACGGCGACGTCCATGATCGACTGGCCGACCTTCGTGAGGGCTCCGCCGACGGTCGCCCACGCCTCCTTGTTGTCGCGCGCAGACTGGAGCATCTTGGCGAACGCCGTCTGCGACTGCTTCGCTGCCTTGTCCGCTGACTTTCCGAGCGACTCCGTCGCTCGGGTCGCCCGCTCGACCTCGGTCGTGTACTGCGTGACCGAGATGGTCAGTGCGACCTTGATGGTCGGATTGGCCATGGGGTACCTCCTCGGGATGTCGATGGCCCCCGACGTCGTGGGGACGAAGGGGATTGCGGTGTGGTGGTTGGTGGGGGCGAGCGGATCGAGACCCCGCTCGCCCCCGCGGGGCACCTATCCCGCTGGTGCGGTGCTCGTGGTCGAGGGCGCCGTCACCTCCGAGCTGACCTCGAGCACCGCGAGGATCAGCCCGGGAGTGTCGACGTCGGACTTGCGGATCCCCTCCTGGGCCTCCTCGTAGACGGCCATGGCCCGGTCGACGTTCTCGTCGACCGTGAATCTGCGACTCGGGTCGCGTGCGATCCAGGACGGAATGCCGACCGGGTTGAGGCTCGCCTCGTACTCCTCCAGTCCCTCGGCGAGGGCGCGGTCCCTGCCCGTCCACCGCTTCCCGGTGGCACCGAGGTACTTCATCGGACGCACGCCCCACGCCCTCGCGGCGCGGAGCGCCCGGATCAGGCCGGGGAGTTCGTGGAGCGCCCGAGCCACGTAGGGCGCGGCACGTCCGGGTCCTGGGTCTGCGCCTCGTCCAGGGCTGACCAGAGTCGGTCGATCCACTTCTGGCCGCCGGGGCGGGCGTCGATCGCATGGAGCTGCTCGACGCTGGCGCCCTCGGCCGTGCCGTGAGGGGTCTCGACGGACACGACGGCGCGGGAGAGGAGCGCGTACCGCTGCTCCCGCTGGGTCCTGTCGACCGACTCCCGATAGGCCAGGTAGCGCTCCTGGTAGCGTTCGCGCTCCCGCTCGCTCGCGCTGTCCTTCGCGGGGGTCGGCATCTTCGGCAGCGGGTGCTCGGCCATGATGTCGTCGGCGGTCTCCGAGGAGAGCGCCTGGACCGTCCACACCGATCGCGAGGCGTCGAGGCGCTCCTGGGCCGCACGGGCACGGTCGAGGAGGAGCCCGACCCCGGCGGGCTCGCTCGGCTCGTCCAGCGGGCCGTCCTTGGGCGTCGACGGGCGCGGCTCCTCGTCATCGGACCAGCCCAGCGCGCGCAGCGCCGCGAGTGTGTCGATGAGCTCGCCGGCGGCTTGCTCGTCGGCGTAGATCACGACCTCGCGGCGCGCGACCGTGCCGGAGTTGATGTAGCTGATGAGGTCGAAGTCGACGGCGATCGTGGTCTCGGGAGTAGTTGTCACAGGCTCGTTCCTTGTCTTTGGTGGCGGGCGGGGGCACAGGCGTCGGTCGGGGAGCCTGCCGCGCCGGAGAGCCTGTGAGTCATCCGGCGCGGCAGGGGTTCTAGATCACGGTCCGGCGGGAGCGACGACCTTGAAGCGGCGTCGACCCTTGACGGAGAGCGGGATGGTCTCCTTCGAGTAGCCGGAGCGGTCCTGCGGGACCGACGGCTCGTCTGACTCCGCCTCGTAGATCCAGCCCTCGTCGCCGACGGCCAGCGGGGTCTTGGCGGACGGGCCCGTGCGCTCGGCGTACCAGGCCCGCGCACCCTTCTCGCCGATCACGGCGTAGACCGTGTCCGTCAGGGGATCGATGTGACCCGTCTCGTCGTACTGACGCAGCACCGAGAGGGTGCCGGTGAAGGTCGAGGCCCCGAACGCGTTGCCCTCCCCCTTCTCGCACAGCGGCTGGTCGGCCACGGTGGCCGACGGTCCAGCACCCAGGTGGTAGTCCGGCTTGTTGATCTGGCCGCAGGTGTCGACCGCGTCCGCGAACGCGGACAGCGGAAGCTCGACCGTGCCGTCACCCACGTCCCAGCCGGCAGGCTTGGTGGGCAGGATGTCCAGGCGGGTGATGCCATCAGAGAGCAGCAGCATGTTCACTCCTTGTCTTCCCCGACTGGCGGGGCGTTGGTTGTCGCCGCACGTGCGGCTTTCTTCTCCCTCCGTCGCCCGATGGCGCGACGAAGAACCCCGCGCGGGATGCGTGGGGCTGAGGATGGATGGGCTCAGGGCGGGAGCCGAGCCGGTGCTGGCCGGTCGCCGCTGAGCACAAGAGGGTCGCGAGAGCGCGGAGCTGGCCGCCCCGCACCTCTCCGTCATGGGAGAGCGAGCAAGGGGACGGGTGCCCGCGTCGGGGTGGGCCCGAGCTTTCCCCAGAAGGTGACGGCCCGGAGGAAAGGGCCGCCTCCGATGCCGGTCGCGCCTACGACAAAGGCCGGGGTCTCAGTCGACTCCCGGCCTTTCGTGGGTGTTGTTCAACACCATCGCTTGCAGCGTACCTGACTAGTGGGCGGAAGGCACGCGTCGCGCTCCTGCCCTCCTTCTCGCCCACTGCTCGGCCAGCTCGACCGCGTCGCTGAGCCGGTAGAGCCCCTCGTCGGCGACCGCCTCGGGGAGCCGAGCCGGTCGACCCCGGAGCTGCTGGGTCCACGACTGCACCGTCTTGATCGACAGCTCGTAGCCGAGCACGACGAGCGCCGCGCGGATCTCGCTCTGGGTCATGACGAGCTTCTCGAGCACCGAGGCGACGTGGTCGCGCTGGTCGTCGAGCGTCGTCGCCTGCCCGCAGTCGGGGCAGCGCATGTCGGCGAACCCGTCGTACCGGTAGAGCGACCCCGAGCAGGGGAGACCGGAGACGTCCTCGCCGTCGCGCTGGGTCCCTTCCGGGTAGGTCATGGGGCAGTCGCCCATGTAGGCGGACGGGGCCCTCCCCTCGATCGTGCGCCGGACCTTGCGCCAGTAGGTGTTGGCCCACCCGACGAACGCGAGGGCTGTCTGCTCGTCGCCCGTGGTGAAGTGACCGTGGTGCCGTGTCGCGATCTCGCGGAGCAGGGCGACGCCCGTCTGCGCGGGAGTCCACGGTCGGCCCGTGCTCCTGGGCAGCTCGTCCATGAGCACGCGGGCAAGGGAGGCCGCCTCGTTCTCGATCTCGGTCATCAGGTCGAGGACGTGGACGTCGAGCACCAGCGGCCGGCTCCTGCTGCCGGAGACGCGGTCCCCGGCCGGTTGTCTGCTCGAGCGGTGAAGACGAGCGCGGAGCGCCGGCCATGCGTCACAGATCTGGAGGAGGTCGTCGCGTGCCTGGTGGGCTTCGATTGCTGAGATGGTCATGCTGTCCTCCCGGTTCGTGGTCGTCTCAGGAGGCCCAGCCCCGGTCGATGGCGAGGGACCAGCGACGGACACCCTCCGCGTGGCTGAGCCCGGCGACGCGCAGCGCCTCGTCCCAGCCGTGCTGTTGGCGGGCCTCGACGAGCGACGCGGCCTGTTCCTCCTGCAGGTCCTGGGGAGGGATGTCGAGCGACGCGGGCGGGGTCCACGAGCTCGGCAGGTGGACCGTGACCTGCCGCCGGTACACGCGCGTTCGTCCGACGAGCACCACGGCGACGTACGGGTTCCCCTCGCGACCGGTCACCACACCCCGGCGAACGCGCTCGCGGTCCACCCAGGTGATCGTGTCCCCGACGCGGATGTCGTCCGGGTACCGGTCACGGGTCCCCTTCGGTCGACCGGAGGGGGAGAGGGCCGGCTCGGTGAGAGCGGTCATCGTTCGCCACCCCGCTCCAGGAGCGGCCCCAGGAGCGGGGGCAGGTGGGGGATGTCGCGTTCGCGGCGGGTTGGCCGGGGCTGGATCTCGGTGGGCATGGGTACTCCAGGGATGAGGAAGCCCCGCGCCGCTGTGGCAGCGGGCGGGGCCGGGGTGGATGGGTCAGGCGGATCGTCTGGTCGTGATGCGTCTCCGAGCCGCGGCCGCATTCACGACGGCGCGCTCGATCGCCGCGTTCGGGAATGCCGTCGCCGGAGTCGGGTCGGGAATCGTCCCGTCGACGCTCCAGTCGCCGGGCCGCTCGTCGAGCGCCGCCTCGTACCTGTGAGCAAGGAGCCCGGCGCAGTCACGGACTTCCTTCTCGGTGAGGAGGTGTCCCTCGGCATCGGCCGCGTCGCGGACGAACGACCGCCATTCGGCGCGGGTGAAAATCGACATGGCTGTGCCTCGTCTCTCGCTGGCGCGTGGCCCGGCGGTTCGACGTCGTCCACCGAGGGACGACGATCAGGGATGCTCGGTCCTCGATCGAGCGAGGAGGTCCGATGCCGTGGTCCCGAGGGTTCGTGCCACCCGAGACAGGGCGTCGATGGTGAACGCGGTCTCTCCCGCTAGACACCGGTTCAGCGTGCCGAGACCGATGCCGGACCCGGCCGCGAGGTCCGAGAGGGAGACCCCCCGGAGGTCCATCTCCGCCAGGACCTCCGCCTGGAGCTGCTTCTCTCGAGATCTGTAGTTCATGGAGACATTAGTAGTCCAGATGAACTAGAAGAGTCAAGTCTGGACTGAAGTCGGTTGTGCTGGCATACTCGCGGCCATGACGAACGTGACCCTTCCCGGTGTCATCACCCGCAACGTCGCCGCGGTGCTGCGAGCACGTGTCGCGCGTGTCCAGGCGACCCAGACCGAGCTGGCAGCGGTTTCAGGGGTGTCGCAGTCGCAGCTCTCCAAGATCCTGCGCGGTACCCGGGCGATCGACCTTGACGTGCTCGACCGGCTGTGCTGGACCCTCGGGCTCGACGTGGCCGACGTGCTGGCCGAGGCGGAACGCGATGCCGCCGATCTCCGCGGCCGGGGGTACCCCGACCCCATCTTTTACCGCGACGGGGGCCGCACGATCTTCGGCGGCCGATCGATGTCGGAGGGCGGTGGCACGCTCATGGCAGCGCGCGAGGATGACGACGACGCCGAGTCGGAGGCGCAGCAGGACGAGCCATAGGAGGGTCGCGTGGAGGAACTGATCTGGCTGGCGGGGGCGATGGGGATGCGAGTGGTCTTTCGCGATCTTGGCAGTCGTTCGGGGGAGGTGCACTCCACCGGCATCATCTACGTCAACCCACGAAAGACCCTGCTGACACAGCGGACGACGCTTGCTCACGAGCTCGGGCACGTCCATCACCGGCACGACTGGCGGACCAGGCACGATCGCGAGCGGGACGAGCGAGAGGCGAACCTCTGGGCGGCGCAGACGCTCATCTCGTCGCTGGAGTACAGCCTGGCCGAGCGTCTCGTGGGCAACCATGCCGGTGCGCTCGCCAAGGAGCTCGGTGTCACCGTTCAGCTGGTCACCCTGTACCAGGGGCATCACGACGGTCGTGGCCGGACGATGCGCATGGACGAAGGAGTGGCATGA